TAAAAGCAGAAAGAAAAAATGGAAAAGCAGTGTATAGCATTATATTGGCATGAACAACAGCGTATTAAAGATAGTATAAATAAAAAGGAGCACAAAGCTGTGCCCCTTCCCTGACTAATTAATATGAAAAAAAACTGATTAGTTATTTTTTTTACTTTCTTTTTGATTTTCTTTTTTAAGCGTTTCAACCGCTTCTTCATATCCTTCCATTCTTTTTATAACTTCTAACGTTCCTATAGTCATGTTCTGAGTTCTAATTACCTCTCTAACAAGTTGATCTACTGTTTCTTCTAAACGTTGTAGATTACGCGCCATTAAGATTAATTTATTTTCCTTCATAACTTATACAGGTTGTAGTTTCTTGTACTATTTGAGTACATATACCAAACTCACATTCATTCATTAATTCTTCATCGTAGTAATAATATTCATAACAATGATCTTCTTCAGGAGCGCATGATGCAACTACAATAAACAAAAGTATTACAAACATACATACAATGTAATCAACCACTTTCATTTTCATCGCGCCTCGTTTCTTAATAATAACTTACCACTATACTCGTCTATGGTTTTTATAAGTCTATATATTTTTCTAGATTTTATTTTTATAGCTTCTCTTTCCGTTTTTGTAGACTCTATACCTAAATTACAATATAAGTCAGCGTCTATTTCAAGCAATGTATCAACTTTTCTTTTTTTTGACCACGACTTGTATTCAGCTATTTTTTCTATATCTTCTAATGTATATGGCATTTTATCTTTCAATTAACTCTAAGTTACGCATTTTATCTAACTCTTGCTTGGTTTTATAATATTTTTCTTTAAGAATTATATGGTTCATAAAAAGCTCTTTATATCTTTGTTCAACAGTCATGTTAAGGTGCGGATTAGCAAAATCGTATCGTTGCTTTAGTTTAAGCCTAGCTTCATTGTATATTGAAAGATATATATCTTCTCCCCAATCTTTAAAATTTTTAAATAATTTTAAACCATGCAATACAGAGGCGTGGTCTTTATCTATTACCGCACCAATATCTGTTAACGCATAAGGCGTAAGGTCTCGACATAATCTAAAAAATACCGCTCTTTGATACACATTATGTCTTTGTCTATTTTTTTTACTAAAGTCATTTTGAAATAGGTCTATTAGTATACTTTTAATTTGATTTAATTCCATATTATTTTTTATAAATTGTTAAACAAAAATCTACAAGGGGTAAATACAACACATGATCATCATAATCCCCCATTCTATAACTACGCACTCCTAATAATATTCCCGGATAAAATCCTATGTGTACTTCCCAATTTGGTTTATTCTTCATCTTTTTTTTCCTTGCCCTTTATATTTTTTTTTATAATATTTACTAGACTTCAAACCACTAGTTTTAGTTTTTGCGTGCACACCTGGCCTTCTAACTTTTTTTCTTTCTACAGTTGAATATGAAATACCTTTAGCCATAAATTTTTATTCCGTGTTTATTTTGAACGTCTACTAACTCACGCCATTTTAAATAACCTCTGCTTTCCATAGCCCAATTAGTATATTTATTTATTTGTCTTTCTTTATATTTTTGTCTTGCAATTGCTTTTGAGACTCTAATATTAGCTTCACTGTTTTGTCGCATTCTTTTTGGTTTTGGGGTTTGTAAAGTACAATACCCGGAAGTTGTTCTGTAACATATTTTTTAAACAATTTCCACCGCATAGAAAACGTTTCGTTTGCACGACCTTTACATTCAATTATAAATTTTTCTCCTTCAAAATCAGGGGTATATTTTATTGATTGTATTTTTTTAACGCCTCTGTTTTTAAACTCACCTTTAGCGTTTGCTGTTCTTTCATAACTTTCATTATTAAAGTAAAATTCAGGAATTAAAACAAAAGTTCTTTTTTCGTACTTAGCTTTAATACTGTTTTGCTTTAATGCAATATACATATATTTTTCTAAACCTGAAGCAAAATTAATCCCGTCATATGTAACTTTCTTTGATACAACGGGGCCACGCTTTTTACTACGTCTTATCCTTTTCATTATAATCTTTTAATAAGACTTCTTGAAGCTCATCAGTTAAAACTGATTTAAGTTTTTCAATATAGTTTACAGCGTCCATTAATTCTTCTTGTATATTATTAAGCCATTCATTTATTGATTTACTGTCTTCGTCAAGCGTAACTTTATATTTATCAAAACCTACATCAGATCTTGATATAAACTTTTCTACCACTTTTTGTATGATAGGGTCTCTAAAATCATATCCTCTTTTACTCATCTTTTACAAATGTTCCGTTAACCATTTTACCTTTTCTATTTTTAATTTCTTGATAAGCTTGTTCAATGCACTTTTCTATATTAACACCAAGGTGTTCAGATAGATTAGTTAACACAACAACACAATCTCCAATAGCATCCATTGTTTCTTGCTTATCTTCTTTTAATACTGCTTCAGAAAGCTCTCCTGTTTCTTCATACAGCTTTAATAGCTGCGTTTTAATATCTCCGTGAGTATATATGTTTCTTTCTTTTGCCCAAGCCCTTATACGATCAAATATATTTCTTCCGTTTGTTTGGAATAAAAATTCTTCATAATATGCTTTGTTGTATATAAAACACTTTTCGTTATTAAACATAGATTTTTTAGCGTTTGCTAATATCCATATTCTTGTTTCTTCTGTGTTTTTAAATTCACCTAATGTAGTTTCCCATGTCATACCATCGTTTTCTATTAAGGCATCAGCTAAATGAACACGCGGACAGGGAAAGGTGGTCGTTTGTTCAGTAATATTAATTTTCATTTCTTTTTTAGTCTTTAATAATTTATTATATGGAGTTATATCTACTTTGTATCCAAACTTTTTTTGTAGTTCTCTTTCTTGATCTGATATAAAATCTATATCGTCAGAGCTGAGTAAAATTTCATACTCACCTGCTTTGTAACCTTGTGTTTTAGTTACACGTTTTAATAGGTTTGTTGTTACACCTATTTTTTTTCCAGGAATGTGATACAAGTAATACATTATATAGCTACTTCTGCTTTAATTGTTGGCCCGGGGGTATAATCATGTAATACTAAGTTACCACTTTCATACGTAAAAGAACAATCATCTTTATAATTTGTTTGTTCTATATATTTTCCTATTGCATCAAAATGATTTGTATATATATGCGCATCAATTATAGATACATCTAATTTATTAGGTAAAGTGTTCGTTTCAGAAGCAACATATAACATAATTTTTGTAAATAAACAAATATCATAAGGTATGCCTAAAAACATATCACCTGATCTTTGAACTACAAACATGTTAAGCTTGCCTTGATACACATAAAATTGAAAATATAAATAGCAAGGAGGCAAAGCCATTTGCTCCGTCATTGCAGGATTCCATAAACTTATTACATGGCGCCTGCTGTGTCTATCCGTATTAATATTATCTATAAGGTCTTTTAATTGATCTATATCTTCTCCATTAAAGTTTCTTAATTGATAACCATAAACAGGGCCTAAATCACCTTCAGGTGTAGCCCAGTTATCCCATATATGAACATCATTATCTTTAAATCTTTGAATATTTGTTTCGCCGCGCATAAACCATTCAAACTCTGTGTCAAATATTTTTTGGCTCATATGCTTACCTTTTAATATTGGGAAGTTTTTACCTGTAATTTTAGTTAATCCTAATTTACTTTCAGTAAGAAGCTGTATGCTTAATTGTTTATGAAACAAAGCTTTTGTACCAACACCAGTCCTATCTTTACGTAGGTCTCCGTTTTTTATTATATCAATTAGTAATTTTCTGTATTGTTCTTCGTATATCATTGTTTTTATTATCAATTGGTTTTCGTGTTCAATTCGTATTTATTATAATAATAAATACTTGCTTTATATATTTGTTTTTGTATTTCACCGGGTCCATATATATCAGGTGATAAATTTGGTTTTTCTCCTTTTTTATAAGGGCCTAAGTTTATACCAACTTTCCACGATTTTCCGTTTTCTACACATACAGGGAATATTCTTATGTTATTTTTTACACAATAATTCCATGCTTTATTTTCAAGACGCGTTGAGCTATAAGTACCCATATTGAATTTTATTTTGCGGTAAAGTATGAAGACAGGCACATACAAATATAATAAATCTATACATTTTCCCAAGGTAAAGGGTTACTCAATTCTGCATCTTCTTGTATATGGGGTATATATGAACCACTTTTAGGCTCCCAAGTAAAGAAACATTCTGCACCATTTTCACCTAAGTTTTGAAACTTTACTTTTAATACTTTTACTTTTGTTGTTTTATTCTCATAATCTCTATGTACTAATAACCCATGGTAACTCGCATCATACCATTCACCTCCTCCTTTAATATTATACATAGTAGGTTCTTCAATTTTACCTGAACTATCTTTATACATTTTTGTTGGGTGTGCAACTATAATTACTAAAACATCATATCGTTTTGCAAACTGTTCAATTTTAGTTAAATATTCTAATGTATAAGTATTGACGTCCATACTATTAGCATCTACGTCTCTAATTTTATTAAAAGGGTCAATAACTAAACACTTAATACCTTTACGTTTTACAAGCTCTGCACCTTTTCTTAACACAGCTTCAAGTGATGGCACTTCAAGATCAATAAAATAATAATTTTCATTTATATGATTTGATACCTCTTTCCATTTATCGCCATCAATATCCTCATGTGAAGGCATACCTCCCCATATTTTACGCATAATTTTGTGTGCATGTAAATATGTAGGCGCGTTTTCAGGTGAAGCAAAACCTATTTTCCAATCATGACCTATATTATACCCAATAACCATTTGATCAACGAAATCACTTTTACCACTACTCGGTATACCAGTAACAGTAATAAACTGACCAGTGTAAGTGCTGAAGATATTATCAAAGTTATTAATCCCAATCTGAAATC